GTATAATAATTATACCTTTCTAAACGAATTGTATTATAACTTGTTCTTGCTTTTTCACGCAACAAACTAATAGTATTATAGATTGTATAATACTTAGAATGTAATTGAGGAATTTTTAACGATTCATCATGTAGATTATCAGGATCAATGACAGCATCTCGCTCCCACATCTCCTGAATTTTGTCAAGATTCATAAAATGTTTCCGTTTGCACCTACGATATTAAACACAGTATACTTGAAAGATGCCTCTGCTGTAAAGTAGTTTATGTCATCTTCTGTAGCATCAAAATCCAAAGATGTCAAGCTTATTGGAAATAAATCACTAAACTTTACTACTGCAACATCCCTATAATTACTATTCAAAATATGCAATGCTCCATCACTAAATTGTTCTTGGAATTCTCTTTTACCAACTCTATTAGATCTTGTTTCACGATCTGTAGTTTGATCAATAAACTGTTGTGGAGTTTCTGGAAAACCCAATCCAGTTAACCACTTATGTACAGCAACATAATTCTTCAATTCTTCATCTACTAAAAATCTTATAGTTAAATCACCATACTCTAACTTCTCACCAGGAATATCAATATCTTTCAAATAATTTGGTTGAACTGCCAATCCCAAACTTATTTCAGGTATTCTTGCAGAATTGCAAAAGAAATCAACCTTAGGATATTCCGAAAGGGAAAACTTAAATCCTACAGGTGCTAAAAAATTCCTATTAGTTAATTGAGTATCACTTATCTTAGCCATTATTCTCCTCCACCACCATTGCCACCGCCACCGTTGCCGTTGCCACCGTGACCATTGCTACCATTGCCATTACCACTTCCATTACCGTTATTGGACCCATTTTTTTCATCCTCATCTTGTTCAAGATATCCCCTTCTACCTACATGGTAACCTTTAGGGATTTTTTTACATTTCTTATCAGTATAGCAGTAATATTCACCTTTTGGGCAACTTTTATGCCCCTCATTAAATTGTTTGAAAGTTTTCATTACTCATTAATAATTAACTGGAACCAGTCTTCACTCATACCACGAATAACATTATCAGCAGATTCCTGATCTGCAGCATATCCTTCACGAATAAGATGTTCAGATACCTTCTTATAATTCTCGTGAGCTTGTTGAGTTTCTCTTGGAGTAGGTTTCATTGTCTTCTATTAGTCGTATATTTATTTAGATAAAAAAAGAGACCTCCCGAAGGAAGTCTCTTGAATAAAGGAAATATATCCTTTCTTCTTACATGAGGTTAAGAACCTTAACACGTCTGTAGTAACGGTTAGCGTTAACTTGTAGACGACCAAGACCTTGAGTTGTGCCTTCAGCGAATGGATTAGCGACCATGCCGTAGCGAGTCTTAAATCCGATTTTTGGCTGGAAGGTGTTCTCACCAACTGCACGAACCATCTGTAGTGGAACGTATGGGCAGTAGAAGAGACCAGCATCATAAGGGGAAGAACCCTTATAACCAGCAACGTAGAAGTGACGGTCACTTACGTTAGCA